AGGTAATTCGGACCCCGGTGTGATTGTAGCGCCAGTGAAACACTAGCCGCCTTCCCGAGAATGGAGCAGACCGCTTGAGCCGAGGCATCGCCGCCCTTTCGCAAATCCAAGCTGCCACGCTGCTCGGCGTGACGCCGCGAACGCTGCGCGATTGGGCTGATGCGCCGCGCAACGGTGACGGATCATACCCCGGCCCGGCGATTGTAAAGTACTGGGCCGAGCGAACTTTCGGCACCGGCGGCGCGGAATCGCACCCGACGCAGCGCGAACGGCTCGCGGCAGCGCAGGCCGAGAAGGTCGAGGCTGAGAACCGGGTGCGCCGCGGCGAGCTGGTGGAGATCGAGCAGACGGCGCAGGGATGGGATGACATCGTCCTGGCGACGCGCGCGAAGCTGCTGTCGCTGCCCACGAAGCTCGCCCCGCAGCTTGTGCGACAATCGGACCCCAATGCCATCAGCCGCGCCATCGCAGACGAAATCGACCACGCTCTCGCCGAACTTGCGCGCGAGGATGGCGCGGACGATGCGGCTCTTCGCACCACCGCCGAAACTGACGGTTTCGCAGTGGGCGGACCGGTACCGGAGGCTCAGTAGCGAGGCGTCGGCCGAGCCCGGCATCTGGCGCACCGACCGTGCGCCGTACCAGCGCGGGGTCATGGACGCCGTCGCGGACGACACGGTGCGCGAGATCTGGGTGATGAAGTCGGCGCAGGTCGGCTGGACCGAGATCCTCAACAACGTCATCGGCTACCACGTCGCGCAGGACCAAGCCCCGATGCTGCTGGTGCAGCCGACGCTCGAGATGGCGGAGGCCTGGTCTAAGGACCGCCTCGCGCCGATGGTTCGAGACACGCCGGCGCTGAGTGAGCTTATCGCCGACCCGCGCTCGCGGGACTCGGGGAACACGCTCCTCCACAAGAAATTCCCCGGCGGCCATCTGACGGTCGCGGGTGCGAATTCGCCGGCGGGGCTGGCGTCGCGGCCGATCCGCGTGGTGCTCTTCGACGAGGTGGACCGCTACCCGGCCTCAGCCGGCACGGAAGGCGACCCGGTGAGCTTGGGCAAGAAACGCACGGCGACGTTCTGGAACCGGAAGGTCTTGGCGGGATCGACGCCGACCATCAAGGGGTCGAGCCGCATCGAGGCCGGCTTTGAGTCGGGCGACCAGCGGCTGTACTTCGTGCCGTGCACGCACTGCGGCGAGATGCAGCGGCTCGTCTGGTCGCAGGTACGCTGGCCGGACGGTGACCCGGCGGCGGCGGCCTATGTGTGCGTCGCCTGCGGTGCCGAGCTCGGCGATGCGGACAAGGCCGAGATGTTGCGGGCGGGTGAGTGGCGGGCGACGCGCGAGAGCCGCGGCATCGCATCCTTCCACATCAGCGAGCTGTATTCGCCGTGGTCGACCTGGGGCGAGATGGCGGTGGCGTTCCTCGAGGCGAAGAAGCTGCCCGAGACGCTGCAGACGTGGATCAACACCTCGCTCGGCGAGACCTTCGAGGAGCGCGGCGACGGTGTTGCGGCGGTGGGCCTCGCCGCGCGGCGCGAGCCGTACACGGCGCAGTCGCTGCCCGGCGGCGCGCTGGTGCTGACCTGCGGCGTCGACGTGCAGGACGATCGCCTCGAGGCGTCGGTCTGGGCGTGGGGGCGAGACGAGGAGGCGTGGCTCGTCGAGCATCAAGTGCTTCCCGGTGATCCCGGCAGCGAGTCGCTGTGGGCTGACCTGGACGCATTTCTGAACCGGCCGCGCTCCCGCGAGGACGGGCGGCAGATGCTGATCGAGGCGACGTGCGTCGACTCGGGCGGCCACTTCACGCAGCAAGTGTACGGCTACTGCGCGCGGCGCAAGGCGCGGCGCATCTGGGCGGTGAAGGGTGCCGGCGGCTTCGGGCGGCTGGTGTTCCCGAAGCGTGCGGGGCGCGCCGGCAAGACGTCGGCGCAGCTCTACATCGTCGGCGTCGACACCGCCAAGGACGTGCTCTTCGGGCGGCTCAAGCGGGTCGTCGAACCGGGCGCAGGCTATGTGCACTTCCCGGCCTCGGTCGATGATGTCTACTTCGACCAGCTGACCGCCGAAACGATGGTTTATCGGGTGGTGCAGGGTCGCCGGATGCGTTCCTTCAAGCCGAAGTCGGCCGGGGCGCGGACGGAGGCGCTGGACTGTTTCGTGTACGCCTACGCGGCCTTCGTCGGTCGCGGTGGCGGGAACGTGCTGACGGCGCGGCGCGACCAGGTGGCGGCGGATGTCGCTGCGGTCGAGCCGGTCGTCGAGGACAAGACCGAAGCGGTGCCGGTTGCGCCGCGGCGAGTTCCGCTGCGTCGTCCGCCTCGAGGCGGCGGTGGTGGCGGGTGGATGAACGGTTGGCGCTGAGTGCGCCGAGGTGATGCATGGCTGACAAGAAAATCTCAGCACTGACGGCGCTGACGGCGGCGAACGTCGCTCCGGCGACGGACGTGGTGCCCATCGTCGACACGAGCGCGACCGAGACCAAGAAGGTCACGGCGAAGGATCTCGTCGACGGTGCGCTGAACGGCGGCACGGCCAACGGCGTCCTCTACCTCAACGGGTCGAAGGCGGCGACGAGCGGGTCGGCGCTAGTGTTCGACGGCACGAACCTCGGTCTGGGCATCACGCCGAGCGCGTGGGTTGCTTTTTCTGCGTTACAAGCGTCACGCGGTTCATTTGCCGCCAACGGCGCTGAAGCCGATATGTCGCATAACGCTTTCTATGACGGCGCGTGGAAGTACATCGCCAACGGTTTTGCAACCAACCACTACCAAACGAACGGGACTTATGTTTGGCGCACGGCCCCCTCCGGCACCGCAGGCAACGCCATCTCGTTCACGCAGGCGATGACGCTTGACGCGTCCGGCAACCTCGGCATCGGGACGAGTTCGCCTACGCGCAAAGTTTCGATTGTAGGCTCGGCCTCTGCTACCTACGCCAATATCAACTCTGGCGATAACACCTCGCTCGTCGGCATTTTGCTGGGCGGCACCTCCACGCCGTCCGCTGGTCAGTTGGTTTACGACAACACCGGCAACTCAATGCGGTTTGTTGCCAACGGCAGCGAGTTTATGCGCCTCGACTCCTCCGGCAACCTCGGCATCGGGACGAGTTCGCCTAGCAGAAAACTTACGGTCAACGGCGGCTCCAACTTGGGCGGCTCCGTAAACTCCATTCTCATTACCGATGGCACTTTTGCCGCAGGCGTAGCGTCAATTACCGCAGAGAGCGGCGCGAGAATAGACATTGGCACAGCCGGTGCGAACGCGGTACATTTTTGGGCAAACAATGTCGAGCGCCTCCGCATCGAAAGCAGCGGCAGCATCCGTGCGGGTGCAGCCGCAGCCCTTGCCACGACCGCGACGGACGGATTCTTGTATGTGCCGACCTGCGCGGGTACGCCGACCGGAGTACCGACCGCCATCACCGGACTCGCGCCCATCGTGGTCAACACGACCAACAACAAACTGTATTTCTACTCTGGCGGCGCGTGGCGCGATGCCGGGCCTTAACGGAGCGACACCATGAAGCCGATCTGGACCATCAACACACTCGAGGTCGAGCCGCAGCGCGGCCAGCTCGCCGACGTGGTCGTCGGTGTGCACTGGCGCTGCGGTGTCGTCGACGGCGACCATGCCGCGTCGGTCTACGGTGCCGTCGCGCTCGACGCCCCGGTCGCCGGCAGCTTCTGCCCCTTTGCCAACCTCGAGGAATCGCAGGTCATCGAATGGGTCAAGGCGAAGGTCGGCGCTGACGCGACCGAGGCCGCCGTCGTCGCGCAGCTCGCCGAGCGCAAGTCCCCCAAGGTCATCAAGCCGGAGCTGCCGTGGAACACGAGCAAGGCCAAGCCCAACAAGCCGAAGTGACGCTGACCGTCGAGCTGCACGAGGCCGTCGCCCTCGTGAATATGCTCGGCGCGGTGCCAACGAGTCAGGGCGCGTTCCCGCTCTGGGCCAAGCTCCGCGACCAGGTGAAGCCGCTCTTGCCGCCGGACACCC